ATTAATCTTTTGAACATTATGTTTTGCTGAATTTAAGTCATTTAAATACATGATAGCGGTTCCTGATTCTGTTATGTATATTTATAGTTTTCTAATAATTTTTTGTTTCGCTTCTTGTAACTTACGAGTTGCATTATCAATTTTAGCTAAACTAATATCCTCTAATACATATTTTTTGTTTTTATGCATATACACTTCGTATAATGCATTGCAATATTCCATATCGTGGGTTTCTAATTCTTGAATAGTATTAGACTTACCTAACATATATGCTTTAACCATTGCTAGTGCAGTTTCGAATAATCCTAATTCTGTTTGTAATGTTTCATTAATTTCAGTATCTATTATATTATAGAATTTCTTTTTACGTCCGGCAAATTCGTGTTCTACAATATCTATTCTATAATTTTGAACTTCTAAACTATTTTCAGTAACTGTTTGAGTCATTGCAATAGCAAGTTCAACATCCTTTAAGGCTTCTTTTGCTAAGTCATCAACAGTTTCACGCAATTGTTTATCAATTGCGTAACTTAGCTTATTGAGCTCTTTTAATAAATCTTTCATTATTCCCTATTTAGATTATTGACATTTAACTTATAGTTAACTGATTTTCGATCTACAACTTTATCCAATACACCTCTACTAACAAGTGTTTGTGCAATATATTCGTCTCGTTCGTTCAAATCTTTTTTATCTAATAACTCGTTACCGTTAAAATGTTCTTCGAGAAACTTACTTTCTCTACTATTAATCCAGGTATGGAACCCGCCTTTTGTTACAAATGTTTTCATTGTTGCTGTCCTTGGACAGGTTGTGGATTTAGTAATCTATTAGGAATACCAGTAGGCGCATATTGTCTGCGCTTTTCTTTATGATATTCATGCGCTGCTTTGATGTTAGCTTCATCATTTGCATTTTTGTTGTCGTTGTTTATACGCTTGTTCTGGTTTGCAGGATCGCCTGATTGCTGTTGTCTTACAGTAGCGTTAGATGTGCCACGCCCTGGTTCGTCATTTAATCCGTATGCTTCAACAATGTCACTAACTTTCATTTTATTTCACCTTATTAAGTTTACGGACTGATATACTTGCTGGATTAAATCGTTTTGTAAACTTTGCTTTCTTTTGTAATCTTACACCCATTTTTGCTTTAGTTCTACGTAGAACAATTTGTTTTTTCAAATCTACCGGCTGTGTACATTGACCAGGATTACTAACTAATCTACCCGATCGGTGTCCGACACTGCAACGATATTTTCTCGATAGAGACTTGCCTTTACGAGCCCAGACTAGCTGTGCTTCTACAATTGGGCGGTTTGGTGTTAAATCATTTAAATCCATACAACTATTTATTAAAATTACATGCTCATTAATATAACGACGATAGTTGTAAGTATGCCAGCTACAACGCTTGCAGCCGCACCTAGTAATATTTTGTTAGTTGTTTGGTTTTGTTTAAGGTTGTCTTCACGCATTTGTGCAAATGCTTTGATACCTTCTTCACGCAATTCAGTGACTTTGTCTTCTATGTTATCTAGACGATCACTGATATTTTTTACTTTTTCTTCCAAGACACGGTATCTTTCAGCGCATAGGTCAACATGTGCTTCTAAATTAGTTTTTTCTAATTGTGTTACCGACATGGTTCACTGCCTACTTCTTCATTAGCTTCTTGCTAACTTGCTTATAGGAGCCTTAGATGTTGTGCCAAAGTGTTGTGCCTAATTTTATTAATATATTTATTACGATACTAACTATTTAAAAAGTATAAGTTTATACTGTTTTTATTTTTAGTTTCAAAGGTACTGCGTTTAAACTTTACAGTTTCATCTAATTTAGACACAAATGCAGCGCCATCACTATCCTCTTTTAAAAAATACACAGGATCTTCATTGTGTTTATAAACATCCGTATGCTCTGATGCAAAGTTAAGTTTCCATACATTATGTAGTCCTGAAAACTGTTTTCCGAATCTAAAATTAGCTAAATCTTGTGTTGATAATGCAGTCACATATATGTTAATAGGTTGACTACGCATACCTATTAACTGTATTAGTGTGTTTAAATTCTGTTGTTGATTATAACTTTTTGTGTCTGATGTTCGACTGTTAAAAAGATTTGTTTCTGTAATATCAACTAACGTGTATGCAGTAAATTGTTGTATCAATAGTTAACCTGTGATTTATTTCCCGATTACTCGACTTGCTAAATTACGGAATGGAGAAACGGACAATCTTGGTTTTTCTGCATTTTTAACGTTTTTCAATTCTAAATCTTGTGCCTTAGCATAATCATCTAACACTTGATATAACTCGCTACGTATTGCTGTTGTTCTATAAAATTGTAGCAATCGAGTAACTACCAATTTTTTTTGAGCGTCATCTAAATTTGACCAATTCACAATTAGTCTTCTTAAATCTTTGTAATTAGAATTAGTAATATCGAAACTACGCTCTAATAAAAAGAAAAACGGATTTAAACCTGGATACTTGGTTCCGTTACTTAACTTAATCAAATAATCTTTAATTTTATTATAAGGAACATTTAACTTATTAAACTGAATAGCTGCATGTTGTCCGCCAGAAACATTCTTTGTTAAAATGCTGTTTAGTGCAATATATAAATCTGTCCCAGCTTGCTGATAATCATTAAAATTCTGATATTGTATTGTTTTTGCAGCATATGCTTGTGCTATTGGTGCAGTCTCATATTCGTTAAATAGAAGCTCTAATGTTAACATGTTAATAAACGCAAAATCAATCATATACTTAGCATCTGTAGTTTGCACTTGTTGACGAGTTCTAAACAAGGTGCTTTCGTTTAAATCATTGATAAAATTTAACTGCAATGAAGATTCAACGTCTTCGATTACATGACCGCCCGACATTTGTGCATATTCTTTTGCTGTATACCTTTGCTCCATAACAATATTTACCTTAGCTTGGAGTCCACCGATGACGTGGAACAAGTTTAACTTTTTCTATGTTTGCTGCATAACCTTCGCCGCCAGGTTGACCTTCTGTTGACGCAGTTATGTCTGCAGTTTGTTGATCTAATTGGTCAATGATGTCGTTCTTAACACTTTGCACTTTTAATACTAAATCAAAGAGCAAAGGAATAGACTTGCTCTCGGGCATTGCAAGAATTTTAGTTTGCTTTTGCGGGCTTACTTTACTTGTTTTGAGCCAATCAATAAATCCGGTTGCAAGCTCGCTTAAACGTCCAGCTCTGCTCATTTGGTTAACATAAGTGTATATGATGTTTTTCATATCACTTAATCCAGGCTGCGGTGCTAACAACCCGTCGATCTCGTTAGCATGTGCTTTTGCTAACGACACAATTTCATTCACAGCACTAGTGTCAATTTTTGTTTGATATGATGTGATTCTAGAGTTTAGCACAATCGCATCGTTAGAATTTAATGCAGTAACATCTGTTAACGGTGTTCCTTCTGAATCTCCGAAATTTTTGTAATATAAGTGTGCTGCGATTCCAACACTACTACGGGCAACACGTTTTCCTAACTCACTTTGAGTATTAATAGTATATGTTACTTTATTTGGAGTAAACGAAATGCCTTCTTTTGTTGCAGTAAATGGTTCACCGGGATACCATAACAAATCACCAAATGCATAACCTTTAAAGTTAGCTGGTGTATTACGTTCCATAATAGCAAAAACTTGTGCCATATCTGCACCTAATTTTTGTCTCCAGTCTTCACCTTTACCTGCAGTTGTTATAGCAGTTTGCATTTCTTCAGGTGAAGTATATTTGTCTTTGCCCCAGCCATTTTTACCAACTAAAACAAAAGTACCGTCTGGTTCACGTCCCCAATAAACTGCAATACGGCCATCCCATTTAATATTAAGTGCAGTGGATCCGCTTCCCATATCTTGCAATATTTTTGCAGCTTGTAACGCACCTTGACTTCCGTCAACAAATACTAGGTCTTCTAAGTGTTGCCACTCACGACCGACTTTAGCAGCTTCAAATAAAAAATCAGACGCTCTCATGCAAGTTCCTTCCAATTTGGATCTGCTCTTAGGTCTGCTAGCATTTGTTGGCCTTTATCTGGCAATGCGTTCATTATAGCCTCTACACTGCCCAAATCTCTTGCGGTTGCGGTTGGACCTAATAGAATTTTAGCAACATCATCAATGTCTTTTGATACCATGCTATCATCATCACGTTTTAACAGACCTTTGAATCCGCTCCACTTGAGACCTTTTTGTTTTGCAAGATATGACATTGCAATATGCTTGTTAACACCTTTAAAAGGACTGCCTTGTGGAATAGCATGTGTATGGAATTTAGAAACATCGCCTGCATTAGGAACAACCATAATGTCAACTTGATGTGAGTGATCTTCCATTGGCACTCTAACATGTACACTAACGCCGCTTTGACCTGTTTGCAATCCTGCAAGGTCAAATACTTGACGTAATTTTTTTCTTATTAATTTTGGATCTTCTAATTTGAATTCACGGGCTAGTGTATCTTGATCGACGATTAAATCTAAATCGCCACTAATTTTACCTGGAGTTGGTGTTGCACCGCTTCCAATTGGAATAGCAGTTGCACCGGTCTGAGATAAGACTTTATTAACAGTTGCAATAATGTCAGGAATCATTTCATGTGCAAAAGGTTGTGCATCGGCGAAGATATTGCCGCCTTCTCTAATTATTAACTCTTTTTGAAGTAGACGCTTGACACGTGGACCTCTGCCAGTCCTACGCTTCGCTGTCCCACTTAGGATGTCTTTTATCTTCAATTTTTGCTATTCCTCTACTAAACTTTTTAGGATCCTGTAGTCGAATACTAGCAAGTAAACGCTTGTTTAAATCTTCTGCAACCTCTGGATCAAAACTTTCATTAATCAACTTTATTAGATTAATAGCAGTAATAATAACTTGTTGTGCATTAGATTCAACAATTTGCTTCTTGTCTCGCTTAGGAGACATTGCATTGATTTCTTCTAAAATGGATCTTGTATTTTTCTTCATTATAACACTATTTAGCGGTTTAGCTGGTAAATATTTTTAGCTGAAGCATTGATGATCAGCACTTATGGCAGTTACGGACAACCTGATACCTGGACAACAGATTCATTGCTTATAAGAACTAGAACATCAATGACAGGCGAGCAAAATATAGGCTTACAATTTGGCGCACACAGGCTCATACTTATTGACTCCGTTTGGCTCTGCTCGTCGTTCAGAATCATATATAGATAAAGATAAGGTCAACAACATCTTTGCTTCAGCACTTACTCTCTTCGTTTAAGTAAACTTTTTAGCTTATCTGTATTGACATTAGAATGTGTCATTACAGGCGCTGCAGGCTGTGCAGCTTGCTCTCCGGGTGTAATAGAGCTTTTTGTTTTTAGCTTTTGATAGATACTAGTTACTTGATTTTCGGTACTATCTTGTTCATCTTCATCCAAGTCGGTAATACGCAATGTTTCCATATTGTATCCTAAGTCTAGTTTAGTACCAACACCGCTGCTACTACGTGTTTTCATAAACTGAATTTGAACACGACCACGTTCTCTCATTGCACGACTGCTAAAAATACCAATCAAGTTATCTGCTGTATTGATCTTAGAAATACCGCCTGCAATATGACTGTGGTCAAACTCAATCTCGTCTACTGCACTACGGTTTAGCTGTGATGCGGTAACAAACAAAATGTGTAACTCAATTGCCAAGTTACGCAATTCTTCCGATACATACTTGTCTTTAATGAACTGATCGCTTGGATTTACTTTTACGCTAACTGGCATCATAAGATCCAAGTAGTCAACAAACAACGCATCAACTTTGATACGCTTTTGTATCTGATACTCTTTAATGTAGGCTCTAATGTCATTAACAGTAGCGCCGTTGGGCATTTGAATAATCTGTAATATGCCTGCTTTTTTAGATGCTATCTTAACTTTAAGTTCTACGTCCTCTGGGTTACGCATAACATTGACGGTGCTCATATTTGTAAGCATAGCGTCAAGGCGCATAGAGCATAGTTCTTCACTAAGTTCTAAACTTACATAGACAACGTTCTTACCCTGTAACGCCCAGTTCAATGCCATGTTTTGCATGAACAGCGATTTACCAGAACCCGAGCCGCCTGCAAAGATGTTTAGTTCACCGGGGTTAAATCCACCATACAAAATTTTGTCAAGACTTGCCCAGCCTGTGCTGTTTTGTCCTCTGTTGTCTTTAATCTTCTGAATACGGCCAACAGGATCATCCCAATAATTAAGACCAAAGTTCTTAGCAAGACCAATACCTACTGCATCTTTGATTAATTGTTCAACTGCGCCGTATTCGTGTTTTTCGAGTTTATCAGCACTTTGTAAAATTGCGTTTTCAAGTGCCTTATGTCGACAAAACTTTTCATATTCATCCATAAACCACTTTTTATGATCGTCTGTTACTTTACCGGAAATGTCGTCGAATTGATGTTGTGTCTTTGCTTTGATTTGTTCTAGTGTAGGAAGATCGTTATACTTCCTTACGTGTTCGTCCATAAAATCTATAGTAGGCTGATACTTCCTAGAAAAATACTTCGGACTTGTGATAGCATTACACCGAACATACAGATCTTTTTCAGCTAGCAAAAACTCAATATATAATTTTTGTAATTCGTCTGTATATTCTTCACTCATCTCATCAACTTCCTAACAATGTATTCGTCTACTGACAACTTTTCACAATCTAACATATTGTTATATTTGGCCGAACTTATAGCCATAAATGTAACAATTTCATAATAATATGTCAACCACACAATTCTGTTCGAATCGAGTTTAACCGGCAACCAGGCAAATTTTTTATGATCATCTATTACTGTATTAGTTATAGCACTTATATGTTTCATTTACAGTGTTGTTTTGCAAGTATCTGGATTTTTGTGCTGCTGGTCTCAGCACTATCCAAAATACTACGCACAGTGAACAGCCTGCCATATTTGGCAACTGCATCGCCTGCGTCCTTACAGTTCTCCCATGGAGGAAAACTAACTGACCAGTTTCTCTTAATTGCAATCTTGACTGTTTCGAGCCCTGGCTTATCAAAATCTGGTAACAATATAACTTTCTTACCAAGTTGATCGATAATACTACATTGTGTTGGATTTGGAGTATTACCATTCAGCGCAACACCGCCAACTAGCAATGCGTCTAGCTGACCCTCGGTAACAATAACATATTCATGGTCACCTTGTGCATCTAAGTTATACACAAAGTTTTTTGGACTTTGCAAATAATACTTAGGCATTTCTGCCGATCTTTCGGATAGTGTCCACCTAGCAGTATACCCAACAATCAAATTGTTATGATAAAACGGCAAAATGACTCTATTTGCAAAATGACTGTGAGGAGACCAGTGCCATTTGTCGTAGAAATCTAAACTACGACTTGACACATATTCACATGCAACAATAAACTTTTCTAATTGTTCATCAGTGAGTTCTGCTGTATCTACTTCTTGCAGCAACTTTGAATGAAGAGGTAGCTCATATTCTTTCCAATATACCTTTACTTCTTCAACTGTAGCAACGGGGAGAAACTGTTTAGCAACATTAACAGCATCAGCTTCTTTAAGTAGTTCAAAATTCACACGTTGGATTTGTGCAGGGTCGGTTCCAAAATGCACAAGCAAGTCTTTTAATCTGTCTTTAATACGTCTGCCCGGACTCCAGCCTGTCTTGTATCCGCAGTTAAAACAATTATATTGAAACTTATCGTCAACAAACATAATACCGCCTCTACGACGAGTGTCGGAGCGGTGTCCACGAGTAGCACACATTGGACAGTTTCCACTGATCCAACCGCCAGGCGTCTGCCGCCAGCCGTGTGGTATTTGCTGTCGAATAAATTCTAAGGCTATCATATAGTAATATTAGTTTCTATATAGAACTTTGTCAAGAGTTCCAGTATTTCCAACTGCTGGAATATGATAAAATCTGACCCACATAAACATACCGTCCCATGTGAAAGGAACAACGTCTGTTTCATTTGTAAATGTATATTCGTTTTCTGCATTTTCTGGATCTAACTGTATAGCAAACCAGTCCGATTCAGTTGGGTTTAGCTCTAGTGTTCCTTGTGCATGAAATGCCCCAGTATATCCGTCTAAGTACACAGCACATGTGTTTGTACCATCTTTATTAAACGATTGTGCTGTTCCTGCAGTTCTACTTGTATAATAGCCGCCGCTGATTGTAGTGAATGTGCTAAGTGATGCACTTTCTCTTAATTCCGGAAGCGGACTTTCTTTTACTTCTAAAACAAAACTAATTCTGTTGTTTTGATCACTTAGTAGCCCAAAAGTTCTGCTTTGCGGATCAGTATAAGTAATTATAAGATCATATAATCCTGCAACTAAGTCTGCAGTATCATCTTGTGAAATACGCATAACTAGATTACTAGTTTCGTAATCGATTGGAATAAGGGTTTCAGTTAAACGAACGTTATCAGAGGTTCTATCTACAACTCGGGCTACAAATGTTTTTCCGTTAAGATTGACTGGCTTTCTACCGCTGTCTGCTATAAAAAATTCAATATCGGTATCAAGACCAGTGTATATAACTAACGGCTTACTATTCTGAGGAACAAAATATGTTGTCCCTCTTCTATTAGGAACAAGTATTTCTGCTCTTTGATTGTAACTGTATGCGGTACCTTGATAATTCATTTTTTAAATCTCCAATACTATTTATTTGCTAAGTAATAATATGACAACACTGCCTAAAAAATATCAAACACTATTAGATGACTTTCCGTTCTTAACACTAATTTCATATGGTGGGAACGAGTATATTGGTATTATACAAAACGTAGATAATAATCTAGCAAGTATGTATAATTTTGAAAATGTTAAAACTATAGAAGATAAGAAAGAATTTTTAGAACTAGGCGAAGAATGGTGGTGGGGGACTAATAGAATGATACCCATTAACATTATTTTTAAAACTAGATTTGAAAAGTTCAGGCCCGCATTAGTTACTTTTAGCCTTAAAGACTTCGAAGTAATACACGGACCTATTGTTAGTTTAAGTAATATAATTCAACGTAGAGTAAAGCGCAGAAATATTCAACTTATTCGAAAATTTTAGGTTTTTCTTAATTTAGTGTTAACTTGTGGATCAACTACTTCTAATCTTCTTGCAGTAGTTTTTTCCGATGCATGTATTAATAATGCTCGTCTAATAGTATCTGTTTTATTTGGCATTGTGCTATGCAACAACCGTGGGTGCCACGATACAAAACTACCAGCTGGCGCAGTATATTGCTTATAATTGTCTGCAAAAAATATGTCCCAACTTTCCGGCCGATCTCGCATATCAATAGCATCATAAAAATATTTGTGTGTTCCCGGAACGTATCCAGTTGCTCCGTTGTTTTCATTAAAATCACACATCATTACCATGAACTGCAACCCTAACAATTCTTTAGAATATCTAAACTCTTTAAAACGATATGGAGTATCAATATGTGGTCTTCTGAAATTCATGCCGGGATATAGCACAATAAAATCTTGTATGTGCCATACCCAGTTACCTATTCCAAAGATTTGATCAACTGATGGTGCAAGATGGTGTTTAATCTCTTCGATATAAGGATGATAAACATTAGGTGTCCAGTAATACGCCCAATCAACTTGATTTAATGGATCTTGCATTTCAGATACATTGTTCCAACCATACCATTTTTTGTCTTTGTCGTGGCCACGTTGCGGAGGTAGTGTTGCAGCATATGCATCTAATTCAGCGATTTTTTCAGGATCGAAAATATTTTGATGAACAGTGAATCCTTCGTGTTCAATATCATTAACAAATCTGTTTCTATCTATCTCTTGCATTTTTATTTCTAACCTTGTAACTTTTCACATATTAAGTTCATATGCACTACTACTGCCATTGCATAACTAAAGGCATGTGCCTTTTTGAAGTAATAACTACTGTCCGAAGGCTTAAGCCATACTTCTCTGGATATACGTTCCCAATCAATTTCTTTTGTCAAATAACGTTTAGACGGTCTAATCAATGCTAACGTGATTGCTAACTGTTCTAAATTGCTCGGCTTTATCTTCTTCACCAATTCTTCGTTACCAGATAAATGAAACACTTGTGAACAAAACTCAGCATGTTCTAGTAATTCCCATAAGGGTTCTGTATTCATTAAATTGTTAAGATGCAAATCATCACGTATATCCTTATATATATTTACATTAAGTAAATCTATCTTAAAATACCCGTGTTCTTCTGCATCCTTATGATCTACAGTGCAAACATTTTTAAAAGGATCGGTTGGAACACGATGAAAGTATACACCAGTATTATGTTTACGATCACCTAAACGTGCTGGTACATGTTTAAGCAATTTTAAAATGTCTTGCCGATTAGCTAAATCAATATCAATATCCATCACATATTCCCATCAATTATATGACTAACCCATGCTGCATCAGCTGGATTTAAATCACGTTTACGAGCCCAATAGTCTGCGTCAACACATGTTGCTACTCTGTCTAACTGTTCGTTGTTTAATCGCTCAATTGCAGATTGCCCACGTTTACTGCATATAAGCAGCCACGGACTAATTTTGCCTGTCTCTACCCAATCGGCTATCAGATAGCCGTTAGCATCTTCCCAGAATGTATTAAAGTATGCTAATTCACTCGCATGTTCAACAAATCGTTCTAATGCTCTTTCAACAGTTTCTTTTTTCAAATGCTCTTTAACAAACAAACTGTACATGCGATCAGTAGGCCAATCTTTCAATTTAGCTTGATTACGAATTAGCCAGCGTGTATATGCTTCGGTATCAATAACACGAGTATTAATGCAGTAACTACCAAATTTGACAAATGAGCTATAATATTGACTGTTAGCAAAATCATCAAATATTTTAGGTTTACTTTGCATACCTAATCTGTAAAACAAGTCAAATGCTTCAAATCCAGCAATAGACTCTGGCATAGTTTTTTGCATCCAGCGCCTTTTTTTGTCACACATATGGACTGCAGCGGTACGCTCTGTTTTAAATGTTTGTTTGCAGTACTCGCATGTAATCATTTGAATAGTTCTTTAATTTCCTTAGGTGTCATGCCTTGCTGTTCCATTCGATCAACAAAATCCTCTTTAGTATTTGTTGCAACAAGGAGATCTAGCTCGTCGTCGTTATATATAGGATATTGTGCAGCAAGCCATTCTAGCAACTTGTTTTTCTTACCACGTTTACCAGGAGCAATCCATGGATGATATTGAGACGCACCGATACCAACTAATTGTAATAGTTGGTGTTGCAGTTGTGGATGATGTCGAAGTATATTATTATGCACATTAACAAAATCATTTGTCATTGTCAAATAGTGTGCTTGGATATCGAAATTTTTACTATCCACTGCACTAGTATATCTCATAAGAACAAAGATACTAACTTTACCCTGTTCCTCTTCGGTGAGACTATCCCACCAAGATTTATCTCGGCAGTCAATTGCTCTCATTTCTTCTTTAATGTCTAATTTGTTTACCATAGGTCATCTGTACTTAATACGTCCGGCACTTTACTTGTTTCTTTAACAAAAAATGCACACTTTGGGTTATCGGTTGTTTGCACTGGAATGGTTAAAATGTGTCCATATTTTAGTTTAGGAAAATACCATCTCATGTCTTGGTATATGTTAATAATTTCAATCTCTACAAAGTCTGGTATAAACCCTGTAATCGGATTAAACAAAAATGCTTTAAAGCCCCTGTCATTTAAACTTGTGATGGGCAACACTTCTGGATCACCAACTTCTGGATCACAAACAATGATACTCCAATCCAATGGAACAGTTATCTTATGTGAACCTAATCTCAATACTGCCGCCGGACTGTTAAAACTTTCTAAAAATACCAATGGCACAAATATATAATCAGCATTATTCTTATCGCTGTAGTCTAACACACAATAACGGATGTCGTCAATTTCTTCTGGCACATAATCTAAGTCGTATGGCTTATTTTCTACTGTTAAAATTTTCATTAATAGTTTACCTTATCTACTACAAAAGGATAGTTTGCCTCTTTGTAGAATTTTTTACGTTCAGTCAAATGTCGTTTGCTAAACTTCGCACTGCTAGTAATATCCCATATACGGACACTATCTTTGTCTTTTGCTTTACGGATACCACGCCCAATACTTTGGATAACTCTTACAAAACTTTTACCAGGTTCTAGTAACACAAGATTAAAAATTCTAGGTATATTAATACCAACCGCTGCTACACCGTAAGTAGCAATAATGATTTTGTTATTTGCTTCTGATACACCGTCATACTCGTCTTTTCTGTCTTTACTTTTCATGCTACCACTAATAAAGACAACATCATCGCCTAACCGTTCTAATAAACCTTCACCTGTTTTAATACGGTCAACAAGAACAAGTGTATTACCATCAACGGACAATGTTTGTATTAGCCCAGCAAGGTAATCAAGTCGTTTCTTGTCAGTAGTCAGATACGTAAGCTCACTCTGATAATTGCTGTATGTAACATTATCTTGTAACTGCAGTATATTAACTTCACATTGTGCAAGCACACCTTGCTCTTGTAGTTCACTTGCTGCTAACTGATGAACAACTTCTCCCAAACTAACTTCAAGTGAAAGGCGCTCCCATTGTTCTTTAGGTATAGTCCCTGTTAGACCCCAACGAATTGGTATATTACTAAACGGCCCGGACAGTAGTTTTTTTAGCACGTCTGCCTTAGCTTGGTGGACTTCGTCTACAATGATACAAACTACACCTTCTGCAAAATCTGCTAAACTATAATCGCTTTCACCATCTTTGAAACGCTTGTCGATTATGTTAAGACTTTGCCAAGTGCAGATTGTATGTGTTTTGTTCAAATCTTTACGATCACCAAAGTACACACCGACATCAAGACCTAAGTTAATATAATCTGCTTCTGTTTGGACAACAAGGTCTTTGTTGGGGACAACTACAATACTACGAGCAGTACTTTTACCTGTCACAAGTTTTTGTTCTACTTTAGTTTCAAAGTCGATTGACATTTCAACCAAGTTACTAAGTGCTGCAGTAATAAGTGTCTTACCTGCACCTGTTGCAATCTCTTGCAACGATTGCGGATTTGCTAAAAACTTGTTAATAATTTCTACTTGGTAATCACGTAACACAACAGGTTCGCCTGCTGCAGGATGTTTTGCTGGCCAGACTTTGTGACTAAAATGGTCTTCTTGAATTTCTGGAAACTCAAGTTTCCATGGTGTTCTCTGATCTTCAATGTCAATGCTGTATCCGTCTTCTTCTAATATAGGAAGAATAGTAGGTAAGCAATTAATAAAGGTGTTACCGCCCGTAGTGAAAAATCCTACGCACCCATCCCATCGTCCTAGTTTATAAGCAGGGCTATGGAAAGCATATGGTAAGAGAAATTTTAATTTCTTTTCTAATTTACGACGAGTTGTTAATTGTAGGTTTTCTATCTTACAATTAACTTCGTCTTTTAATATTATATTACATTTCATCTTATGACTATAAAACAACTGTTAATTTTTGTCAATCTTTACGTAAATACTTATATAAAAGAAGGGCTAGTAAGACATCTTACTAGCCCTTAGGTAGCCCCGACAGTGGTTGAGTGAGAGTGACAGTGACAGAGGAGCCACTGTCGGGACAGTCTGGATTAACGCCTCATGCAAGTTGTCTCTGCATAGCGTTTCCATTTATTGCCGTTCATCTTCTTGAGATCGGCAATCTTTAGAACCGTACGCAAGCTGATCTCACGCAACTTAGTACGGTTATCGTAAATGTAGTCTAGCAACTCATTTTGCTCTGCTTGCGTAAAGCAATATTGCTGCAACATGCCGTCTTGCACAATTTGCCGGCAGCGAAGGAACTTGTCACGGAAGGTGTCAATCGTAAGATCGATATAGTGACAACGTGACATAACTGCTTCAAGATGGTGACCAATTTTACCTCTTACTTTATCAAACTTAAGGTTAGTGATAAAGATGATCGAACCCTTAAACTCGAACTTATCAGGAATGCCTTCGTTTCTGAGAACACGACTTTCCGAACGCCAGCTCAACCAACGCTTAGTGCCGCTGTCTAGTGCTGCCTTGAGCAAGTTCAGCGACTGCTCGTCGTATAGAATACTGTCGCAATCGTCCATTACAAGCACACTGCCTGCACCTGCGTATTCGTAAAGCAGTTTATACAAGCCAATCGGACTAGCAGCACCTTTTTCTACACCAAACTTACGTCCGGTAGTGTGTTCGCTACCGCCCATCTTATTCATCATTTCAGCTTCACGCATGACTTTCTCGACGCCATACGATTTACCTATACCTGGAGGTCCCGAAACAATCATACCCCGCACAACACCGTCACATGCAGCATAGCTCATGTCGTCAAGGATTTGGAATCGTTCACGCAAACGATCCATAATATCGTCGTCGTTTTCAACGTTAGGTTTGCTTGGGTGGGTTACTTCGTATTCGCCCTCGATGAGCTCGAAGTCGTCTGGAGTAACTTTGATACGAACTTTGGAATTCGGCAAGCCGGCGTGTTCTGCGCCGTCGACAGTAATATAGTTACTATCTTTGCCTTCTGTATATTCCTTAACCAAAGTAAACACGGTATCCTTAATCTCAAGGTTGCGATAGCTGCCGCTACGAACTAGAACTTTTTGCATTGGTGTCACCCTCTTTTTCTCTGTCTACAGTTTACATTAACATATGCGACAGCGGAGTCAACCTTTATTTTCGATCTTAACGTAATTCAGAACAGTTTCTTTGCAGTCACTGAACTTGCTAACATCGTGTGTCTTAACCTTACCGGTGAGAACAATACGCTTACCTTCAAGCAGTCCTGCAATATCAGGCTCACGGTTGAAGAAAAACTTTACAATGTTACCATCGTCGTTGATGCAAGTAACAAGGTGAATGCCAAACTTAGCGATAAACTTAACGTCCTTGACTTCAACATCAAACTTTACACGGTCACCAATCTTGCCAACAAACTCGCTTGTAGCACGATGTGCATCAAACCAGTTATCTAGAGTTTGACGCTTTTTCTGCACACGGTAGCTATTGGGCAAGCTAGCAAGAATACTAACGCCAAAGTTATCAACCGCATCAACTGCAATAGAGTTAAGGACGCTTTCTTCGAACTGATTCAGCTTGTTCATTAGCTTCTTTGCAATAAGTTCTTCTTTAAAAGACGTTTTGATTACTTGTGCAAGGGCACGATCTTCGTCTGTCACATCAATCGTCTGTTCGGTTGCAACTAGTGCCATAGCAATTGCAGTTTTATTATCATGAACTTGGATACCACGACCATAATCGTAGTATCCAAACCCGCTTTTGATAAAGCCCTGTTCACGGTCAATCGCAATAGAAAGCGCAAGGACCGAATCGGTATTGTATGTAGTCTTAGATACTTTCATTTTCATCTTATCCTAACTTTCTTATCCAACAATAATGCTAAATTAGCGCATGACTGTATAGTTGTCAACACGTTTCTTTGAGTTGTTCGCAAACTTCGCCAATCATCGTATCGTATTTGCTTTTGTAAGGCAAGTCGAACAGGAAGGCTACATAGTCCGATCCATAGGAAAGATCAAACTCCGAAAGATTCTTAGCTTGAAGGATCCAGCGGATTGCAGTGATTTCGTCACGTGCGCCATAATTGATAGTGGACTGGATTAGCCGAGAAAAAGCTGCTTCGGCAGCACTATGCCGGTCTTTTTCTTCTTTGATTGAACGGTCAAGCGCAACAAGGAGATCATCCCAAGTTTCTTGCTTCTCGTCGTTGGTGCTCGACATCCAGTTGCTCCACCAGTAAGAGGAAGGACGATAGCCGTAAGCATCCTTGTGGAGGTCGGAAACAATTTGCTCATCGAAGGTATAGGTCATCTGTATCACCCTTTGTTTCGCTGTCTACATATTATATATAGTGTAAGAGCTCTTGGATGTCAACCGATTTATGCAGCTTGTTGTGAATATTTTTGTATTGTTTCTTCGGTCATGACACCAATGGACCAGTTTTCTGCAGCATCTCTTACATAAGGATAACTTTTATCTGGGTATTCGATTTCGCCTATACACTTACCGTCATGATAAAAACTAACTATCAGAATGTCGTTCGAGGCTCGAATGACTGATTTTTTACTACCGCAGCGACTAATAAACGATGAAAGAGTTTTCATTAGATATCCTTATATGATTGAATTATGCGATTAAACGCATAAGGATATTTATAGCATGTCACATCATGTAACGCTAACATTACGAAAAGTTAAGATGAAGCGATTGTTTAAAGTTAAAATTACCGGGTCTGTCTGCACCTTTCACGGCAAGAATTTTATGAACATATTCGGGCAAGTGATGTCCGAAACGTTTGAGGAATTCTTCCCGGGGCAAATTTTCGGCACCCATAGCAAAATATCCGCCAAAATCTTCGATAAACTGTCTACCGGCGATCACCTTAGGTGTGCGACCTTCTTTAAGTTCATAATTTTCATCGTAGTCGTCACTATGGGGATATGCACGGGTAATTAACAGCATCACTGTTCTGCCTTCGCCTGTAGCGTAGTAGTCACAAGCTATGAATTGATACAGTTCTTCGCTTACTTGTGAAGATCCCATTACCAGTTCTTCCTCGGTATATTTTTTCATAATTATTCACCCTTTAATAAATTAATGACTGATTCGAACGGTAAAATATCAGACAATTTAGTTTTACGATATGTGTCTCTTGCGTTCACCTTATACACAAACAACTCTTGCCATTTTTTGTCAATTTTTTTAGTTAATTCACTTTCAAAAAATAACAAATCAACATTGTCAATTAAATTAAAATCAGATCTCCAATTGGATTTTATGTGATTTAATATTTCAACTTTAGCAGATTCGGGAAGTAATCCCGGCTTCAATTCATCTTCGTTTACCATGTTAAACCAAACTGGAATGTCGTATTCTTTATAAAAATTTAAACTGTCAATAACATTATATATACTAAATGCACTTATCGTATATGCCACCGCCAGCCCTAATCTGTCATCTTTAAATTGTTTTGCTTTTAGAATATTTTCTTTAAATGTTTCCCACTTACCTGGGTACCTGTTATATTCAAATGTGTTTTCGATGCCATCGGCACTATACAATAAAGTGACTTTTCTAAATTTAGAGAAGTACTCGGTAAAGTAATAGTCTTCGTGTATGCTTCCATTGGTTGCATAATTAAGAGACACATTTTTACTTTGGCCGGTATCTATTAAATGCTTAATAAACTCCCACTGTTTTTTAATAAGCCATGGTTCACCGCCGTACAGATCAAAATGCAAGGTGTGTGTTGTGCTATTTTTTAATTGTTCCCATTTATCTTCCATTTTATACCAATTAAACAACTTATATTGATACTGTTTGTTTTGATCTGGTAAAATTTCTTTGTTTTCTGCAGCAATCATACTGCTAGAAATTGAGTTACATATAACACACTTTTGATTACATAAATTACTTAATTTTAGATCAACAGTCAACAAGTTAGCAGCTGAATTGTTTTCAAAATTGTAATTATATTGATTGTTTTTTCTTATTCGCATACTGTTGATATTAACACGTTCTTCTTCATAGCATTTAATGCAGCCAGGTAAAGATTTTCCTTCTAACATTTGCTGTCGTATGCTTGCTAGTGCTGAACTATTCATATACTCATCTAGTGTATGAGTATTGATATTATAAACATTGCCATCAGCATCTTTAGGGTTATCTTTGTAAATACAACACGGACAAAGCTGCCCATCGTTTTTAACTTCGACACTAATCCATGGCATTACACAAATTTTTTTCATACCTCTAAGATCCTTGATTATTGCTTATTGTATTAATTATACAACAGTTTAGTATTGTATCGATTCTATTTATGTAGATCCCATTGACGCATGTATTCCAGTTCTGCTTCGGTGTAAGCAAACGCCCACATACAAGTAACTTCACTGCGAGTGAACACTTCGCCGTAGTGGTTACGGTAAGGATAAGTTGGATCTGTCACAAACCCCCAATGCCCTACATTTATAGAAATTTTGCTCATTGTGTTTATAGGTTCGTGCAGCACCAGCGTGGTACCAAAACTACGATCTTCACGCCATGCTATTACAGCATCACGAAATTCAAAAGCGTCAGGAATCTGTGAGTCGAAGTCTGCCTGAGCGTGAGCAGCCTGTGCCATAGCTTTGCCTGGGTTCATATCCCACAGGTCACGCCGCATTACAATATAAAGTCTTGGTTCCATTAATTTACACTTTCTTTAAGTTTAGCAACAAGTGCTTCAAGTTCGGAAATCATCGTTTCGGTAGCGTGGAAAGTGCCGCTATAGCCCCAGCCATCCTTAACTTTCTGTTCTAGTTCACGAGCAACAGTGTTAACAGCTTTACGACGGTTGTCACGTGCCATTTCTGCACGGAGCGAAGCAGCATGGATCAAGCTAGGACCATAATCGTCCTTGTAGGCATTACCTCGCTTGGTGAAGCGATACTCCTTATCGTCGCATTGGACAACGATGTGTCCGTGACCGTTGATCTTGGTTACAGTTCCGAACTTAGAAAGCAACAAGCCACCGTAGGAACGGTTACGACGAACGATGCCAACTTCTTCACCAACCGCAGTAACGAAATCACCGTATGCCATCTAGTGCCTCTCTTTGCTGTCTACATTTATAATATAGTGTAAGACATCTTGATTGTCAACCATCAAAGTGACAGTTGACAATCTTTTTATAGTTCTACGTCAATATAATCTAGTTCACCGATGCATTGAAACATTGTTCGACCATGCTTGTGTGCCATAGTCTTATGCCAATGTCCAAAGTACCACGCTTCGGGTTCGTATGCATCAATGAACCGATCAAACCATGCACCGGTACGATTTGGATACACCGGTCCTTTAATAAAACCACTGCCCCAAAACATTGGATACGAAACTTTAGCAGGGCAATCATGTGTAATCATTACACGTGGCTTAACAGTTTTGTATGTTTCAAACATTTGTTCAAACTGTTCATCTGAGCATTCTTCATCGAACCACCAGTTATATCCGGCAGTTCTACGATACCAGCCAGGAGGAGCAACAGGATTGTCAATACTCCACGCACCGCCAATATACATCACATCATTTTCAACCGTGCCGTCAGGAATCCAACTGCTCATAGTTTTGCACATACCTGGATTGTCATGGTTGCCACGGATAAAACGATGACCTCCACGAGTATGGTAATCATCTACGCTTTCATGCCAATAATCACCTTGGCCAAATCCAATACCAAAGTCACCGATCTGGATAGTAGGCCCTTCGAATTTATCAATGGCATATGCTTTGTAGTCATTCACCATGCCGTGAATATCACCGATTAGTCGTGTAAGTGTCATTTTATCCATCCCATCCTGGCCCAGGTATACGTGGTCGATTTACAGGTGTTGTGTTAATATCTTTGGGCGTATTGTTTGTACTGGGAGTTTTGTTGTGATCTTCTCTCCAGTAATTACTTCCAGTGCTAGGCTTATTTGGATGCTCTATTGAAGTTCTATTAGTTTTCCAGTATCCAAATCCAACACCAGTTGTGCCATCGTCCCATGTCTCAACAGCCCAATACTTTTGTAGCCATACAGTAAACCCATCGTCAAGTTTAGTAGGAAGAAGTGCAAAGTATTCTACTGTGCGTTTTTCGCCCGAACAGGGAGTGGTTTCGGTTTTCCATTTCATTATCACTACTTCTTTCTTAGAGTTAATTTACCTGACATAATGTCATCATAGTTTTGAATTAAAAACCACATAAAGCGTTCAATACCTTTTGCAATTAACCAAAGGCTTCCAAACAGTGCAATGTTAGGCAACACATACCATAGAAAGGTTTCTAGCATTTATTTAATCCTCAGTTCTTCGATGTTAACAGGTGTATAGTCGATTGCTTCGACACTCATATTACGATACGGTCCTTCCGGACTTGGGTGTTGATGAATATGTCCATGAACATTAAGAAACGTCTTTTGAACTGTTCCTACGTCGCCTTCTTTGTATTCACCTTCTACAGCATACACTCGCAAGTTACTAGGATGAACAGGAACATGTGTTAGCAGCAAGCCAAACTCAGTCATCATACGCCACATATGAACTTTAGCAAAAAACCCACCGCTGCTCAAATACTTAATGTCATCATGATTGCCTACAATAAGACGCTTTTGTCCATGTAACTTAGGCCACATCTTCTGGAAATACTCTTTATCTCCAAACATAACATCGCCCAAGTGATAAACTTTATCTCCGGGCTTTACTGTGCTGTTCCAACGGTCTACCATAAACTCGTCCATTTCAGACACAGTTTGAAACTTAGCACCACGAATTAGTTCTCCCGTGTTGCTATCTGTAAACTTTAAAATATTTGCATGGTTAAAGTGCGTATCACTAATAACCCAGATGTCTTTCGTCATATTATACCTCTTATTACAACTAGAGTGTAAGCTATGTTTAATATAATGTCAAGATATTATTGGTGTCCTTGGTGGGACTCGAACCCACAAATCCTGCCGCTCTCGACGGAAGAGGTTTACCAATTTCCGTTACAAGGACAAATTTCTGACTAAGAGCAAAACTGTTACAGGAGTCGAACCTGCCTCTCCACCGGCTCCGCAGTGGTATCCTATCCTATAGACGAAACAGTCTACCTATCAACAACTCTGCAAAGTTCGTTAAAGATAGTCTCCTAGCCAAGGTAGTTGCAGCTACCTATTCTAAATCTCTCATCTCCTTTGTGTGTATATTATACAGTATCTTTTCACGCATGTCAACGCATACACAGCACCAGCAGCTCATATGTTTAGTTTTCTTGCCACGCATGTTGACGTTTGCCGCAGCGGCGTGGAAAGGTCCTTGGTTGCGTTTTCTATTACGGCCCATGCCGTAAACAGGTGATTTTGCCATTTGTTTCTCCTAGGTTATAGCCTAGAAGTCGTCGTAAAACTTTCTGTAGTGCATTTTCATACCTTTAATTTCCGGGCATCTCCAATTGGGACTCTTACCCCTGCATCTGAGCTATGACTCAGACCGTGTTTCCCGATACGCCGAGTGGCCCTAAGACGTATGCAGTGTTCTCTCTACACAAGATGTCGACCTCTTGCATAGTGAATAATTTGGTGCCGGGCGTCCGATTCGAACGGGATGAAGCACATGAGCGTTTCATTTCTCTACTTCGTCTAAGAGAGATCAACCTCTTCGACAGCACCATGCTAGACCCAGCATATTTTATTATTTTGACCAAAGCGTGGGAAGTTGAACCCACCAGCAAGTCTAGTGTTACCAGCACCTTATCTCACATGCCTGACGCCATCTTTCAAACAAACCCTGGTAAAGTCGATCCTACTCGATTCGTCGCTCCGGTATCTCTTTGTTACACTGTGTATAGCACAGTGTCAACAGTTATTTTGGTCGGCCTCCGGGGATCGAACCCGATCACTGACAGCATCATGTCATAATGCCCGACTACACCATAGTTTCGGCCGTTTATTGGTACTCCCGAAGGGACTCGAACCCCTAACAATCGCCTTCGTAGGGCGGCGCTCTTCCAGTTGAGCTACGGAAGTATATTTGGAGCCCCTAGAGAGATTCGAACTCCCGACCCTTGGTTTCGAAGACCAGAGCTCTTCCACTGAGCTATAGAGGCATTATATTGGCTGTCCTAAGAGGACTCGAACCTCTCTCCATCCTGGTTAACAGCCAGGTGCCGTCACCCGGACGACTCTAGGACAACAATTGGTGTGCCGGGAGGATTTCGAAACCTCGACCTTGGAGTTAAGAGCTCCCTGCTCTGCCTCTGAGCTACCGGCGCATATTATTGATAGTTTGCTTTAATTTCAAAATGAATCGGATTTTTGTTACTGCCGGCCATTAGCCGAGCAACTTCGATCTTATGACGAACTGCTGGATCATCCATAAGCACTTCGACAATTGCTTCTAACTTTGCTAATCTTTCTTCTACAGTCATTTAAATTCTCCGCATTACTTGGAAGATACACTGTATGGAGTTAAACCATCTTAGCTAATCCCCAAAACTCTGTTTTCAACTGCACTGTTCCTTACCCCTATGATGTTATCGTCGGACAACAAGATCACTCTTGCTTCTCTATGATGGATTAACCAGTGCATGTGAAAACAGAATTTCTTCTGTTTGTGCAACTTGGCATTACGTGTTTATCACACAACCAAGTCCGTTTTTAAATTTTCAAAGAGCGTAACAGTTAACAAACAGCAACAGTAACAAAGTCTGACATCGTCATGTTACTTTTAAAGTCCCGGAAACGCCGCTTAAACGACACACCAATTTCTACACAGTGCTTATATGGAAATACTTTATGACCACGACCGTGAACATTGGTAGTAATGGTATACAGCAGTCCGTTTTTCTTGTATCGAAAAAGTGTCATCGCAACCTTCTTTTTTCTTCCTACATGTATAATATAGCGTAAGAGCTCTTACTTGTCAAGTCTTTTTTATAATTATTTTGAAGATACACTGTATGGAGTTAAACCATCTTGGCAGGCAGTATATCAAACCCCCTCCCGTCATCGGTTAGTGTATCATCGAAATAATGGTGAACCGGGAGGGATTCGAACCCACGTTGGCATTTCTGCTACAGATTAAAAGTCTGTCCCCATCGTCCGCTCGGGCACCGGTCCTAATGTTTTCTGTGAAATCTTGTTTTTCACGTTTTCGTTTCGCTTTGTTTGTTTTAGTGTGTGCGCCTGCCTTGCGAAACAATGCAGCAGCCACAAACACGTTCCTTTCTTTAGGAACCTTTTGGCGTTTTCGTTTCATCTTTCTTCCTATATGCGTTAATATATCGTCTTACATAGTCTGTTGGTTCGGGAGGATCTTTACATATGTCTTCGATACGCTCAGTTTCCTCTTTTGTTAACAATATTCTTTCTTCAGGGTCTAACTTCATCACTCACTCATAATTGCAACTAGCACAGCATGATCGATTGCTGCCCGCATAGGATCATAGTTAACTACTATCCCAATTGCAATAACTACTAGCGCACTATTGAGTGCAACTGCAAAAAACTTAGTAACGTCCGACATTATGCGGTCTCCAGTTCAGTGAATCCGACCATCGATACTTTGTAGGTCTTGCCGTTAAGAACCATACGGTCAAACATCGAAGTGCTACGCAGTCCCATGCCTTTATGCAAGGGAACAAGAACAGTTACATCATCGTTGTAGTCGCCGTTCTCAAACATAGTACCATCACGCAGTGTCATATCTCGCAGCTTGATGCTCCACGACCCCGACACGTTGTTAGTCCAACGATACGCATATTCGAGTGCTTCATCTGTGTCTTCGGTATGCCACACATTAACTTCTGCGACATTAGTAAATCCCAAAACAGCACCAGTATCACGATCTTGGTCGATATGCTGGACGATAACTTTCATTGTTGTCTCCGTTGTTCTCAACTTACATTTATACATTACATTCAAGACATCTTGGAGTCAACAACTATTTTATCTTTTTTCAATCTTTTTGGTCCTGACGGTTGGTTACGATCCAACTCTACCGAGTCCACAGCTCAGTGTGCTACCATTATCACTACATCAGGTTTGGCCTGCCTGGCAAGAGTCGAACTCGCAACCTAGGGAGTAGAAATCCCTTGCTCTTCCAGTTGAGCTACAGACAGATATGGCCCCTGGGGACGGAATCGAACCGCCGACACCATGCTCTTCAGGCATGTGTTCTACCAACTGAACTACCCAGGGATATTTGGTGGGGATGGATGGATTTGAACCAACTCACCTTTACAGGAACGGATTTACAGTCCGCCGCGACTCTCCAACTTCGCCGCATCCCCAAAATTAAACAGTAACCTTTTGCACCTGCACGATATTGAATCGAACTCATCGTTTAGGGACTCGAACCCTGCTTCATTTACTCTCTTGCCCAGCAAGATCCAGATCTAGTCTGGTCTAAATTATACTCCTGGCGGGTGACGACCCCGCAAAGAAAGTCTCGAAACTTTCAGTGGCTTATCCTCAGGAGCGGGCCTATAGACTTTCGAGATCCTATAGGCTTGATCTATATTTGGTCCCGCATACGGGTTTCGAACCCGTTTCTCCGACTTGAAAGGCCAGCGACCATCACCGAGTAGTCCTATGCGAGATATATTTGGTTGCCCCTACTAGATTTGAACTAGTGACCTATCCCTTATCAGGGGATTGCTCTACCACTGAGCTAAGAGGCAATAAAACTCTACTTGTACAAAAGGCAGCGAGGGGATATGCTCCGGGTCCCTACACCTGCTCCTCTTTTCGCTACACTAGGGAATGTGCTACTTTTGCGCCTAGCTCTGCCTATTCTAAAAATAGAGTTATTGGTAGCGACATTTGGTAACGCTCCAAATCTTCAGCCTTATGAGAGCCGAGTCGGCACTTGCCGTGTCGCCAAAATAATATTATTAGCTTGCTGCTAAATTTTTACTCCGCCGTTACCACCGGTCGTTTCATCCTCTAACACGCCCATATGAGTTTGTTTATAGTGGTTACTCGCAGTCTCGTTCCGCATTTCCACTTTAGCCTAATAAAAAACCCTCCTAGTATCTCTACTGGAGGGCGTCATTGCGTTTATGTGTACTTACACTTATCCGCTATAACCCTCCGAGAATCCAAAGAGATACTCGTGGCGTTCAAAACGCTTAATGCTAATCATGTGTTTAGTATTGTGAGTCATCTCTTGATTTCCTTTTGCTTATGTTAGTAATATAGTACTTTTATTTATCTTCGTCAACCGTTTTCTTTGACAATCTAGACGTATTACAAAAAAATTATTCTTCGGTTTGAACAAAACTTGTTCTACATATCCTAGGATACTTAGATAACGATTCATATGCTTTAGTTGGATCCGTAAGCAGTTTACCGACTGCTATAGAACCATAGTTAGTGATTCGTTTAGAATTAATATTATAGCCTTTTTCTTTTATAGCATCTTGATGCTCTGTGATGAAGTTTATAAAATCTTGATCTTTAAGCCAACTGTGGGGTCGTGCGTCTCCACGTAACAAAAATTGTGCAAAGAATTTAGGTACAACTGATCCCCTGACATCTGCATTTGCTAGAATTGATATATCTTTTTGAAAATACGCATCGTCAATATTAGATTTATGAAGATCATCATACATCATGTTTTCGTGCATTTGTATACACAAGTCTCCGAATTGTACTTCGCCATTACATTGATCATAATCATTATCACTGAATTGTTTTATTAAATCAGATGCCATTGGTATTAAGTTTATATATGAAACAAATAAAATGTATTCTTTAAATTCTGGATAATATCTCACAGGATTTGAATTAATTCTTATCATGCACAAATGCGGAGCTCTGATAACTTTCTCCCAGACTGGTATAACATTTTTTATTGCATCTAACTCTACGTTTATACGCCATTCAATAGTAGCCTGTTCAACGTCGGTTGCGGGTTTACGAATATTATAATTCACACTATCTGTGTTATTTTCTTGATCATCATATATAAACCCGTCATAATCAATTACGTCAGTTAACCCAACTACAAACTTCAACATATTAATTATTCCCTTATTATTTCCACTCTGCAGATTTTGCTATACTGCTGAGCTTTCGCAAATGCATCTTCATATGTGCCTATTAATTGACCTATTTTAAGAGCACCAATTCTATTTCTGCTATCAGAAATATAGTATCCCTTTGATTCCAGGAGATCTTTGTTGTTTATCATCCATTCTTGCTGTGCAGCTGACATCGTTTTATTAGTAACGTTGTCATTCACATTGTATCGAAAATTTATTCTAAAAGCAGGATAAACAAATTTAGTTGTTGGACCGTCCTTTAAAAAAGTATAATCACCGGTTTCCATGGCATGAACTAAAAATTCGTTATCATTGATATTTGCACATCTCTCGGCTGCACCACTGTCCAACTCCAAACTGCATTCATTTGTTGACATATTATCGTAATCAAGCTGGGTATATTCGGGTAATACCAGATCTAAGTTAGGCAGTAAATTTTTTATTTCTATTAAAAAATCAGTGTCGTACAAATCAAAGTTTTGTCTATACTTATGACAATGTATTAAGGTCATGTGTATCCCAGATTTGATCGCATCTAACACTGTTAACAAATTAGTTACTGCAGGCAGTGTATCATCTAACATCCATTCAATATTTGTTCTTTCAATTGCAGTATCATTTTTATGCAATGCATAAACATTTTTATCAATCAAATTTTCAAGGCCGTCATATGATTCTGCAATATCCGGATTAGGATGAAACGCATCGCTGTCAGTATCGGTTAGTCCTATTACGAATTTTAACATTGTTATTCCTTTACTATTTCAACTCTGCAAATCCTGGTGTACTGTTGTGATTTTAAAAATGCGTCTTGATAACTCCCTACAAGTTGTCCTATTACAAGGCACCCTAACCTATTTTTGTTATCAAGTTCAGTGTATCCTTTAGATTCTAATATACTTTTGTTATCATGCATCCACGTGTGTTGTTCAAACGACATTGACTTGTTTAATATCGTTTCATTACTATGTCTAAAATTTACTCTAAATGTCGGATAAACATATTTAATTAAGGGTCCAGGAGTTAAATATGAAAAATCATTGTAGGCCATTGCGTATGCTAACATCTGAGTTTCGTCTACTTGATTTGACAACATTGTAGCTACTCCATCCAATTCCAGAGTACAATATAGCGGAGGTTTATTTGTTGAAACATTATCATAATCAACATCAGTATATTCAGGAAATACCAGTCCGTCTATCGGAACTAAACTTTTCATGTCGATGATATAATCACTATCAAATAATCCAGGCAACACTTCTCGTGTATACTTGTGTGCATATATATAAGTGGCACTTAAAATTGATTGTTGAATAGCATCGATAATACCCAAAACATTATTAACTGCAGGCAACGATGTGTCTAATACCCATTCTATAGAAGCTTTTTCTATTGAGGTATTGTTATTTTGTAAAACATATGTTACTTTTTCGTACTGACTAGCTTGTCCTTGGTACGTGTCTGCAAGATATGGCGCAGGATAAAACGAATCATTTTCTAGTACGTCTGTCAAACCTATTACAAATTTTACACTCATGTTAAACACCTTTAAAAATATATAATGTATTTAGTGTGGTGCCGGTAGAGAGAATCGAACTCCCGTCAGCTGATTACTAATCAGCTGCTAAACCACTCAGCTATACCGGCTTAATCTTGATCTAATGCTAAGGAAAACATAATCCTCGAATCTGTCTCTGTATTAGGGTTATACACAGTCAACAATATTTGCTCTTGCCTAGGATAAACATACCAGCCAAACTTGGTTGTAATATTTTCTAATTCATCTGATTGACATACTCCAAACATATTAATCATTTTGCCTTGGGGCGCAGTGATATGCGTGGTAAAAGTATTTTTGAAAATACCAGTTCTCGTGTCGTATATAAGCTCACCTATTTTCTTTGGATTTACTAATTCGATAAGACGACTTAACCCAATAAACCCGTTTGTCCACCCTATTTTGGAATACATATACTTATAATGCTCTAACAAGCGTTTTTCATTTTGCGGCCACGGCCACTTACTATAATCAACGTCTGATTCGATAATGTCTAATCGATATACTTCAGGTATGAATACTAAGTTCTCATACATCTGACGAATAGGTAATGTACATTGGCAGCACCCCTCATCATATAATTGTGGGCCTTGTAATTCACTGACGCATAATTCTGGTTCGCCACAATCAAAATCGTCACGAGTTAAATCCTGTGCATATTTATGAATAATTTTAAACTTACTAGGATCTAGCATTTTAGGTAAACTGTTACGTAATGTTTCAATCATAAAAGAATCTTGCTCAACAAAGTAAACAAATTTTGCACCATAATCAAATGCATACATTCCTAATAGTCCGCTACCGCAGCCAAGGTCAATTACAACCTTATCTTTTGCTTTTCGTTTTATTGCAGGTTTTATTAACTCATCGACACGATCAGTGTCTTCAATCATAGTGAGTGAAAGACCTTCTGGATGATTCTTTTTAACCCAGACTGAATTTTCTAAGTGATAAACCATATTTGTATTCTCCGTAATTAAAACTATTTATTATTCAGTTTTAACAAGGATATATTACAATTGTAAAATAATTGGTGCGGGATGAGAGGTTCGAACTCCCGACCTTCTCGGTGTAAACGAGCGGCTCTACCACTGAGCTAATCCCGCAAAAGCCCACGCCCGAAAGCGTGGGGTGCTGGTCCTCTGTGTTCTTATCTTGGGATCACAGCGGGGGTGTTATACGGGCAGTAACCTAGTTACTGCTACGTTTGTAGTCTAAGTTTCGTATAATGATTCGTAATCCTCATCATCATACAAATCTTCGTCGTCGTCGATGTATTCTTGTTCATCTGTTGATGAACCATACGCTTTGAAGTAGTCTTCGTTTTCTTTTAACACTCGCAAGTCTGTGCCTGTCATAGCAAACTTAAGTTGAAAAAACTCATCGTAATTATACAACTCCGTAATGAACCATAACGTGCTACAGCCGCCGCCTGCTTTTTTAATATAACCAGTTTCGAGTCCTAAGTCGTCGATTGCTGCCTTCAACTTTGCACCATAACTAGTAATAATGCGTGTAAATTTTTTCTTACTTTCGAGAGTTTTCTTATTTTCTTCAGTTAATGGTGTAATAATTGCTGTGTTTGAATCATCAATTACCACTAAGCAGTTCTTAACTTTGATACTGCCTTTAGTGTGATTGTTATCTGGCGTTTCTTTGGTTGACCACGGAACGCTGCAGTCTACATGATTAACATAATATGTTTCGCCACGAAACTTGATAACCCACATTGGGATAGTATCGTCTTCTAAGTGTTTTTTGTTAAAATGGAAAACTAATTCCTTACAAGCATATTCAATCTACGACATTTTATTTCTCCTTTGATGTGTAGCGCCCCAGATTATCGTCTATGTCTTACAGTATCCAGTTAGCTAAACCGGACTTGTAAACAGCCAACCGCTTAACAGGCGGAGATTGTCTCGGATAACCCAGAAATAATTGGTGCGCCCTACGGGTAACGATCCCGTCTACTAAGGGTTAGAATCCTCTGACAATCCATCTTGTCCAAGGGCGCAAATAAGACGACCGAAGTGTATAAAGGTGACTAGACCAGTACAGTGACATTCGGTCATAATTGGCGAGGGTGCAGAGAATCGAACT